ACAGCCTGGCCGCGATCTACCGCGACCCGTCGCACACCGGCACCACCTCGGGGGTCTTTGCCTCGCCGGCCCTCAATGCGTCCACCGGCATTCTGGCGGGCGGGATTGATAGTCTCACCGTCGGGACGGCGCTCAATGGGAACACGACGGTCTACGACGTGTTCGTGATTCCGGGCTGCGACGGCGCGGCGGGGAATGCCGGCTGGTCGACGGCCTGCGAAACCGTGCCGGTCGAGCCGACCGTGCCACCGGGTGGGCCCGGCACCGGCTGGCCGCCGGAGCCGACCGATCCGGAAACGCCGGGGCCAGCGACGCCGCCGGGCGGGCCGGGCGGCGGCGAGGAACCGGAGGACTTCGGGACGCAGTGCGTCGAGGCCTCGACGAAGATCATCAACCAGGCGCTCGCGCGCCTGGGGATCGGCGTGCGGGTCGACGACATCGTCGCCGAGGCCAGCGAAGCGGCGGCGACCGCGCGCCTGTTCTACACCGATGACGTGAGCGAGACGCTTCGCGATTACCCGTGGCCCTTCGCGACCCGGTATACCGAACTGGCGTGGGTCGCCGGCACGCCGGCCGCGCCGGTCAATGGCGACTGGACGTATGCCTACCGCGCGCCGAGCAACATGATGTTCGCGCGGCGGCTCGTGCGCCGCGGCGGGCCGCAGCGGCGCTTCGATCCGGACCCGATCGACTTCCGCCTGGGTAGCGACCCGGATGGAACGCTGCTCTACACGAATCACGCCGAGCCGGGCCGGGTCGTGCCGGCGGCGCTGACCGTCGAGCTCGAATACACGCTCCGGCTCACGTGCGCGGCCTCGAGTGGGGACGCGATCTTCCGGAGCGCGCTCGCCTGGCGCCACGCGCATAGCCTGGCGCCCATCCTGAGCCGCGATGAAAAGAAAGTCGCGTTCTGCTGGGCGATGTATCAGCACGTGCTCGGCACCGCGCAAGTGAAGGCCGCGCAGGAAACGCAGCAGCCGCCCGACGGCGAGGCGGAGTGGATCCGCGGGCGCGACTGATGGTGCACCAGGCCGGCCCCGTCGTCGACGGCGTGCTCCAGCGCTGCACGCGCTGCGGCTTCGTGCTCAATGATTACCGCTTCGCGCTGGGCCCCGCGGGCGCCGCCGCGGCGCCGCCGCTGGTCGGCTGGGCGATCGGGGCGTCGGTGCAGGTGTTCGACGGCGACCCGAACCTCTCCGGCCTGACCGACGAGGCGCCGGATTGTCCCGTGGGCGGGCCGGGCGCGCGCCGAGGGCACCTCTAGTGGAGTCGACCTTTCAGCGCGCCTTTGCCGGCGGCGAGCTCGCGCCGGGCCTCGCGGCGCGCGCGGATCAGATCAAGTACGTCACGGGCCTCCGGAGCTGTCGCAACTTTTTCGTGCTCCGGCACGGCGGCGTGGCGAACCGGCCCGGCCTCCGCTTCATCGGCGCCAGCAAGACGCACGCGACCGACACGTTTCTCCTGCGCTACGTGAGCGAGACGGTCGGCGAGTCGATTCTGATTGAGGCGGGCGCGCACTATCTGCGCTTTTTCAAAAACGGCGCGGCGGTGCGCCTGACGGGTGTGACCGCCTGGGACGCGGGCACGAACTACGTTGTCGGCGACATCGCCAGCAGCGGCGGCGTGAACTATTGGGCGAGTGCGCCAGGGATCGCCAACCCGCCGCCGGATGCCGCCTTCTGGTATCCGATGCCGAGCGATCTCCTCGAGCTCGTGACGCCGTTCGGCAGTGGCCGGTTCGAGTGGCATCAGTCGGGGAACGTGATCACGCTCACCTCGCCGCTCCATCAACCGCACGAGCTGATCTACCTCGGCCTGACGCGCTGGATCCTGCAGCCGGTCGTCACGGTGCCGGCGATCGACCCGCCAACCGGGCTCGTGATCACGCCGGGCCCGGCCGGCACGGAGAGCTATAGCTACCGTGTGACCTCGGCCGCGGTCGACAGCTTTGAGGAGTCGACGCCGGGGCCGATCGTCCAGATCAACACCGTGGGCCCCGGCACGCCGGCGGCCCCGCACGTCCTGAATTGGGTCGCGCCGGCGGGCGCGGCCGTCGAGTATTACGTCTACAAGGATCCGTACGGGAACGGGGTGTTCGGGTTCCTCGGGACGGCGCTCGGCTTGACGTCGTTCCGTGATGTCGGGTCGCCGCCGGATTTCCTGCGCACGGCGCCGCTCCCGCGCGTGCTCTTCGACACGGCGGGCAACTTTCCGCGCGTCTCGGCGACCTATCAGCAGCGGCGCTTCTACGCCAACACCGACACCAACCCGGATGCGATCTGGGGCTCGCGCACCGGCTTCCCGCACAACTTTACGATCAGTTCGCCGCTGCAGGACGATGACGCGATCACGTTCCGGATTGCCGCGAGCCAGCACAATCCGGTCCGGCATCTGGTCGGCTTGCGCACGCTGATCGTCTTGACGGACGCGGGCGAGTGGTCGGTCGGCGAGTATAAGGTCGCGCTGACGCCGAGCAATATCCCCGCGGATCAGGAGACGTTCGTCGGCGTCGCGTCCACGCGACCCGTCGTGGTCGGCAATTCGATCCTCTACGTGCAGGCGCGCGGCAGCATCCTCCGCGATCTGCGCTTCGACCAGGCGGTCGAAGGCCTCGCCGGGCGTGACCTGACGCTCTACGCGACGCATCTGTTCGACGGGTTCCTGCTCGACCGGCTCGACTACCAACAGACGCCGCACTCGATCGTCTGGGCGGTGCGGAGCGACGGCCTGCTCCTCGGGCTCACGTATCTCCGCGAAGAGGAGATCTGGGGCTGGCACCGGCACCAGACCGGCGCCGGCGGGAAGTTCGAGGACGTCTGCGTCGTGCCGGAGGCGGGCTTCGATGCGTGCTACGTGCTCGTGCGCCGGACGATCGGCGGCGTCTTCAAGCGCTACATCGAACGCCTCGAGCCGCGCGAGATTTTTGACTACGCGGCCGACAGTTTCTTTGTCGATAGCGGGCTCACCTACAGCGGCGCGCCGGTGACGGCGCTCAGTGGCCTCGGCCATCTCGAGGGCGAGCTCGTGAGCGTGCTCGCCGACGGCGTCGTCGTCTTCAACGGCGACCCGGCGGCGGCGAACGCCGCGGCCTTCCGCGTGACCGCCGGCGCGATCGCGCCGCTCGCCGTGGCCGCGTCGGTGATCCATGTCGGCCTGCCCATCCAGTTCGCCGAGCTCGAGACGCTCGATCTCGACGTGACGGGCACCACGATCCGCGATCAACAGAAGCGCGTCGGGAGTCTCGCGCTGCTCCTTGAGGCGTCCGCGCGCACCTTCTGGGCCGGCCCCGATGCCGCGCATCTGCGCCAGGTGAAGCTGAAGCCGCACGAGAGCAGCCAGGCCGGGCTCGCGTTCACCGGCCAGGAGGCGCTGAACCTCACGCCGAATTACGACCGGTACGGGCGCGTGTTCATCCGGCACGTCGACCCGCTGCCGTTGACGATTCTCGGGCTGCTCCCGCACGTGGAGCTCGGAGGCTGAACCGTGGCAACACTCGTGAGCATGAAACTGAGCAAGGCGGACCGCGAGAAGAGTCTGGGCGGGCTGGGGCCGTCAATGTCAGAGGACGGGCCGACGTATCCGTACGGCTTGAACGTCTCACTCGAGGAAGCCGCGATCGCGAAGCTCGGGATCGATCTCCCGAAAGTGGGCACGGCGATGACGCTGATCGCGACGGTCGACGTCACGTCCGTGTCGAGCAACGAACACGCGGGCGGGCAGCGCCGTACCGTGTCGCTGCAGATCACGGACCTCTGTCTCGAGGCGGGCGCCGGCAAGGCCGAGACTGAGGTGCTCTACAACGGCGATAAGGCGGAGCGGACGGCTTAGATGCGGATCCCGCTCCCGCCGTGGCCGGTCCCCACGATCACGCGCACGATGGACGCGCGGCACTTGAACGCGGTCGCGAATCATCCCGACGTGCGGGGCTGGCTGGGCGGGCCCGCTGCGGCGGGCGAGTCGGTCGACCTCACCCCGATCGTGGAGAATCCGGCACACCTCGCCTTTGAGACGCCTCACGGCGGCTTTGTGGCCGTCGCGCTGGGGTCGGGCCGCTACGACGTGCATTCGCTCTTTCTGGTCGAGGGGCGCGGCGCCGAGGCCTGCACCGCGCAGGGCGAGGCCCTCCGATATATGTTCGCCGCGACCGACGCCATAGAACTGCGGACGACCGTGCCGACCCGCAACCGCGCCGCCGCCGCGTTCGCGAAGCGCGCGGGCTTTGAGGTGCGCTTTACGGGTCACGTGCCGTGGGCCGGCGAGACGCGCGAGGAGGCCGACTGCTGCGGGTTGGCGCTCGACCGCTGGGCGCTGCGCGACCCGCAGGCGTCGGCCTTGGGCGTCTGGTTCCATGAGGCGCTCGCCACGGCGAAGGCCGCGGCCGGATCCGCGCAGCCCGTGCACGACCCGGACCCGGTCCACGACGCGATGGTGGGCGCCGCCGTGCTGCTCGTGCACGCCGGCCACGTCGAGAAGGCCGTCCGGGTCTACAACGTGTGGGCGCAGTGCGCGCACTACGCGCCGATCGCGCTGCTCCGCGTCCGGCCGCCCGTGCTGGACGTCGGCGACGCGATTGTCGAGGCGACGCCCGG